GGACCAGACCCCTTGTGGGGTCTGGTCTGCGTAAGCGGACACTAATGTGTCTCTATTAATCCATACAATATGCGAACTAGATCACGAAGTTCTTATCGAGTTATATCGTCGCCTTACAAAAGGTACACGATTAAGGGTTCATCACCCTGCAACTCGGTGAACTATGCAGACACATCGTGGACAAGGGACGTTTCGTCTCTTGAGACCATGAGTGACACGAAAGGTAATCGCAAGGGTGAGAACCCCTGCGATCATCTCACTGTGACTGACAACACCCCAATGCCTGTTTTCGCCCTCGTTCAAACGACGAGTAACGGATTCAAGCAATATGTGGAAGGTATCAGTAATAGCGTCTTCGTAACTTCAAGAAATTACGGAGTAACAGCTATATCTCTGCCAACAAACACTGCGGACATCTTTGCGATGTACCAGAGTTTGCTTCCCTCCATCAAACAAGAGATGGACGAATCTGCGATAAATTTTATCGTTGATGCGCCGCGTCTCGGGTCGATGGCAGGAAAGACGGGTTCGATACGTGTTCTTTATCAAGCTTTGAAGAAGTACAAGAAGGATATCTTGTTGCTTCCTCATTACCTGAAAGAGAAACGGTCTATCCGTTCGTTCGTGAAGTGGCTCGCAAACACCGATCTTGAAGTCAATTTCGGTGTTCTTCCTCTCATTAAGGATCTGCAGACCTTCTATAATGGTTTTGCAGCTTCGAAGAAGGCGTTTTACGCACTCAGGGATAATTCCCGTAAGTGGCGTACTAAGCATTCTTGGTGGAACGGAAGCGCTACCACTCTTGAGTGGCAAGACAGTCCGTTACTCCAGTTTTACGTATATTGCAGCCCGGCGCCTCAAGTAAATGAGACCGGCTACCATTACGCAAAACTCGAAGTCCTTAGTGATGTCAGTTGTGTCAAGCTGAGGTATAAATATACTCTGCCTGACATGCCTGATTGGCTTGCAAGGGCAATGTCGTACGCTGACTTGATCGGGTTGAATTTCAATCCGAAGATAGTCTGGGATGCGACACGGTTAAGTTTCGTCTGTGACTGGTTTCTAAAAGTCGGAAGATTTTTAGATCAGTTTAAGACGAATCTATACTCGCCCTCTGTGGAAGTGTATGGTTGCGTGCATTCACGTCACCTTGTTTACAGGCGGACCTCTGAAAAGAGGTATTCGTCTGGAGGTAAGGTCGTTACACGCGATACCACCTATGACTCGTATGTACGAGTAAAAGGCATACCGCCAATAACGAGCCTTCAAGGCTCAATGGCTGTGGACTGGTTTAAGGTCCACATAGCTGCGTCACTCCTCGCACAAAAGTTTGTGCGGTGAGCTATACAACTAGTGCGTTAAGCACATCGATGTCACGCAATAGACATTTTAAATGTTGCCTGCTAACAGTCAGAACACTGTGATAGGAAATAATAGTATGTTCCCAGCTACAATACCTGACCTCACTGATGGGACTGTTGATCATGATTATGATCAGCAGTACGCGGAGGGCCGTAAGGTCATCCGCAAGGACATCGCGTCCACCCTTGATCAACCCGCTATCCTGACGATATCGCACGCGGAAACCGGCACGGGCCAAAAGGCTCGTCTCGATTCCTTGTTGCGGTTCGACAGAAGCGTTGCGGATGCGGATGGCAATGAAGACACCATTACGGTGTATCTTGTCATTCGCAATCCAATCAAAGTCGCTACAGCAGCCCAGGTCGAGGAGGTCGTCAATCAAATGACTGACTTCCTTGGCACGGCTACCTATGCGACCAAATTGATCAACGGCGAACAGTAATGTTCGCACGATCAGTGATGCAGTAGGTCAGTTAGGCGGGAACGCCCATGTAAGTTATGCATATGCAAAAACGAACAGGGGTTGATTACTATGAAGTAATCGCCCACCTATTGACCGACATTCAAACGTCGTCATTAGGTCTGAATACGCATGAGCTGAAGAAGGATCTAAAGAAGATCCTTAAACGCTCGTCTAATGAAGGAAGTGAATTCTTCACGAAAACACTTCCTGCCTATGGTAAAAGAATTGACTATTCTCTTACTACAGGCAAACCTCTTGACTGTACCGGTTTCCGTAAGGAAACCGGTGCGGATTGGCCGAAACTTTTCGGCTCGATCCTCAAGCAGGTATTCACACCTGATGGTGCAGTCCGCGAGGACTGCAACAGTCAGTGCATCAAGATCCTGAGAACACTGTCATACCTTTTTTATAAGTATGAAGTACCTCATGACTCAACGCAAGAGAACACCGTTATCGACGGGTTTTTGCAAAACGAGGTTGAGATGCATATCTACAACCATCGTCTGCTCAATACTCATCGTGTCGATGTCTCTATTACTGGTCGTCTACAACCTAGCTGGTTGTCACATGACCAGGTCCTCAGTGAACGTAGAAGTTGGCTTGCCCAGCATATTGCCGAGCATCACCAACATGTCTGCGCCAGTGAGGAGACCGTAGCACAAATGAACGGAGTCGCGCGTAATCATCACTTAGCTCCATTGGGGGCTAATGATTACTACGTTAGTGACGACGTCTCATCTCTGCTAGCAGGGATGCAGAAGTTGGCTAATCGCCTCTTCTCATCCTGCTCCTTTGAGCACATCCTGCCCCACCATGGGCCAGGAGTCGTTAGTACAGGCGAAAAAGACGAACAAAAGTTCGCGTTTTCTCGCTATCATGGTTCCATGGAACAGTATTTTCCACATACTAGATACTTTGTATCTAGCGTGTGTGACGATTCCGCTTCTTGGAAACACATTGAATCGCTGGCCACAGAACAGCCTCACGCACGAATAATATTCGTGCCTAAGGATTCTCGTGGCCCGCGCCTTATCTCCGCTGAACCGCTGGAAAACCAGTATATTCAGCAGGGTATTAAGGATATACTTGTGAAGTACATCGAGTCTCATCCAATAATGGGTGGGCACGTGAACTTCACCGACCAAACTATCAACCAGAGACTTGCAATGCAAGGCTCTATAGATGGTTCGTACTGCACGCTCGATCTTAAAGATGCGAGCGATCGGATTGCGTACGGTGTAGTGGCACTTACGTTTCCCGAGCACTTGCTCGGTCCACTTATGTGCTGCCGCACCACGCATACGCGTTTACCGAAAGATGACAGGGCATATCCACTCGGAAAGTTTGCTCCTATGGGTTCAGCATTATGCTTTCCCATATTAGCAGCTACTGTTTGGTTATGCCTGACCGCTTCCGGTACTAACGGTGCCTGTAGTCCGAAGACTACATATGTGTACGGTGATGACATCATTGTTGCAAGCCACGACGTGGCGAATGCAAAAGCAAGACTCGCTCTTGTTGGCTTAAAGGTCAACGAGGATAAGTCCTGCACCACTGGATTCTTTCGAGAATCATGTGGCATGGATGCCTATAAAGGCATCTGTGTTACTCCCTTCCGTTTACGGAAGGTGTGGTCACCATCACCATCGCCCGACACGGTTGTGTCTTATATCGCGAAAGCGAATGAGGCACACCGTTTAGGTTATTACAAGCTCGCCAATTTCTTGGCGTGTCTTGTCATCCGTTCAACACCAGGCCAGAGGTGGCCATACGTGTTAGCGGCTGATGAGACAGAACTCGATCCTGCGATCCGAAATGAATCGCACTTCGAGTTCCTACCTGTTGACGAACGTAGGTTCTCCTGGGACGAAGTCGACTCTGACGCATTAAAGGTCAGTGAAGACTTCTATGAGAAGCTTCCCCTTTTCGGGGATGTTATCTCACTCCAAGGAGATGCGCGCATCCCGAGACGCATAAAAAATTATGCGTTCCGCGATGGTTTTGCGTTCCTCGAGAAGCAAAGTCGGATAGACAAACGCTTGCAAAAGCGCGTTTATAAGACAATGTCTCTCGAACCTACCAAACACAGGTCCCAACAGGAACACCTGAACTACTTCCGTAGCCTCGTAATTGGGGCTATGAAGCAGTTTGCGGGTAGTTCCGTACCGGGACCTGATTGCAGAAGCTCTAACCAAATGGTAGAGCCTCCGAGGAATGCCTTGGAGGTAATACCTCCGTTGGCAGCGTCGGTGTACACACACAAACGAGCTAGCAAGCTAGTGCGTAAGTGGCGTAAGTGAAATGAATAATTCATAATCATATCACAAGCAGAGGGGACTTGCAGAAGC